CCCCTCATCCCGGGCCGGCGTCGAGCGACGCCCCCGCCGCAGGCACTCCGAAACTTTCCTGCTGTCGCGCCTCCACTAGAGCCTAGCACACATGACCGACCACGACCCCTGTTACGCTTGCCCGCAGCTCGTCAACCGTCCGCACGTCGCCCCCTACTGCGCGCGCGGCGCTCACTATGGCCAGACCGGCTGTCTGCGCGACGCCCACGCCCGGATGGACACCCGCGAGCCGCGCGACCGACCGCTGAACCGCCCCGCGCGGCGAGGCCGCCATGGCTGACTTTCGCATTGAGGTCGACGACCGCGCCCTGCGCGCCACCCTGGATCGTCTGCTCGCGCGCGCGAGCGACATGCAGCCGGTGATGGAGGATGTCGCGCGCGCCCTGCGCAACCACACGGAGGACGCCTTTCAGGATGAGCGCTCGCCCTTCGGTCCGGCGTGGGCGGATCTCAAACCGGCAACCAAGCAGCGGCGCGCCAAGAGCGGGCATTGGCCCGGCTCCATTCTGCAAGTCACCGGCGGACTGGCGGCGAGCATCAGCAGTGCGGCCGGTGCCGACTGGGCCTCGGTGGGTGCGGCCAAATTCTACGCCGCCACCCATCAGTTCGGTCGTGAGGCCATCCCCGCGCGCCCCTTCCTGCCGGTCGACGCGGCGGGCCATCTGCCCGACACGCTCCGCACCGAAATCCTGGCCATCCTGACCGCGCCCCTGGGATTGTGATGGCCAGGGAGTATCCCGTGGTGCAGGGATTGATAACGAAAAAAAAATGCGGTATTTTCCTCAAAACGAAATATGGAGAATCTGCCGCCGTGAAGCTCGACCTGATCGACTACATCGTCAGCCGTACCCCGCTCCTGTTTTGGAATCGCAGTGTCGAGCTTCTGGAGGCGGCCTACTTTGAGGCCCATCAGCATGCCTTGACCTTCGAGGAACCGGAGCGCAGGCGAATGCTTGGACAGCTCAGAAACTATCGCCAAAATGCGGCACTCAGAGATGCCGGGAGCGCTGCGGGGTTGATTGCGGCCGCTCCTCATACTGAACCGAAAGGCGAGCGTTACGCCCTCATCGCTGCAGAAGATATTCGGTTTGGGCGAGTGGCTGTTCATTTCAAAGACAGCAGGCCTAGGCCGGCAAAACATCGAACGACGATCGCTGCGCTGAACTCAAGGCTTGAGCCCATATCATTACCGCTTTTCGGCGCCGCACCTGTTCTCCCAAAAGATGGACTTGGCTGTCTGATCGTAACCGTCAATCCACCGCGTTACGAACCGCAATCTACGCCAGCGGCGATTATGCTTGGTGTTCCCTACACGGACCTTCGCGGATGGCATCTGCTCGAGCCTGTTGCATCCATCATTGCGGCCTATCATGTGGCAGAAGACATCAAGGTTCCGGATCTTGCGTGGGCTAAATTGAAAGCACGTTTAAAAGCAACAGAGAATGAGCCATGAGAGTTGGGGTTGCTGGTTTCCAGCCTGAGCGATTGATGCAAGCACGGCTTTGCCGGGGGATTACCCAGATGGCGCTCGGTGCCATGGTCGGACGTTCCGCGTCAACTATCTCTAAGTGGGAAAAAGGAAACCAGCAGCCTGAAGCTGATGCGCATGCTCAACTCGCACTATGCCTTGGCCTTCCCGCCGCTTGGTTTTTAAAACCAGTACCGTTTTGTGGGGATGGCGTAACCTTTTTCCGCAGTAATGCATCGGTCACTAAAGAAGCTCAGCTAATTGCGCTTATTCGCTTGAAGTGGCTGAATGAGATAAGCCTCGTCATGCAACGCTGGATCGACTGGCCCGCGATCAATCTTCCAGTTATCAGCAAGAGCGACCACAGGACGATCTCCGACGAGGAAATCGAGCGGGCAGCACTACAAACACGCGAGCGCTGGAAACTTGGTCTTGGTCCGATCTCCGATTTGATATTGGCGATGGAAAATGCAGGCATCATCTGTACGCGCGAAGAGCTCGGATTCGCCCGTATGGACGGCGCCTCTCGCTGGTTCGAAACCGATCAACGGCCCTATGTGTTCCTTGCTGCGGACAAAGCCAACGGTGTCCGTAGCCGTTTCGATGCGGCACACGAGCTGGCACATTTGATCCTTCACGGTTCTGTAGACGGACCTGAATTTTTCAAGCGACACCCGGAATTAGAGCGCCAAGCGCATTTGTTTGCCTCAGCATTTCTATTGCCAGCGGAATCTTTTGCCGCAGAAATCGTGCGGCCTAGCTTGGACACTTTCGTCGCGCTCAAATCACGCTGGAAGGTCTCCATTGGTGCCATGATCATGCGCTGTCGACAGCTTGGCATCGTTGGTGATGACTACGCCACGCGACTCTGGAAAAACTATAGTGCTCGCGGATGGCGAAAAGGTGAGCCGCTCGACGATCAAGTTCCGTTCGAGCCGGTTCGATTGCTGACACGAGCAGTGCATCTTGTTGTTTCAGAGGGCGGTGTAACCAAGGAAACTGTGCTCTCTGCCATTGGATTGAGTGCCACAGACACTGAAAGTCTGTGTGGATTAACAGAAGGCTATTTCAGCCAGCAACCACATGCCGCATCGGTTCATCAACTGAGATTCAAATCCGATCATTCTTCTCGTTATGGCATAGCAGTTGGTCGCGATGGAGAGGTAATCCCCTTTCCTGGGCCACGCCGAACTCCTTAAATTCCACCAGATGGTGGTGTAAGTGTTCCGCGCGCCGCCTGACTGGCAAAACCCACAGAACGCCCGCTGAGGCGTTCCGGTGGCGGGGCGCTACCCTCGCCTCAAGCGCGCCCATCAGCCCCGTTAGACCCCCGTTAGACGAAGCGAGAGTGCGCCTGACGACACCGGGTCTCCCCTCCGGTGTCGCCTCGGCGTCGAGCGGGGATGGAAATCGACGGCACGATGGATCTACACTGCCGTCACCCGCCCGGTGCCGGATGGCCCGCTGAACCCCCGCAGCCTGTCGCCCGTCCCCCGCGCCGTCAATCATGACGGCATGAGCACAACCCCCTTCGACATCTTCCGCGTCGGCACGCACACCGCGATGTCCGGCGTCACGCTGGCCTTCTCGGAGGCTGATCTCGACGCCATGGCCGCCGCCTACGATCCGGCCGTGCACGAGGCTCCGCTCGTCGTCGGCCATCCCAAAGACAATGCCCCGGCCTACGGCTGGGTGCGCGCGCTGGCGCGTGACGGCGACCGGCTCCAGGCCGTGCCGACCCAGATCGACGCCGACTTCGCCGAGCTGGTGCGCGCCGGACGCTACAAGAAGGTCTCGGCCAGCTTCTATGCCCCGGACGCCCCCGCCAATCCAGCCCCCGGCACTTACTACCTGCGTCATGTCGGGTTCCTGGGTGCCCAGCCTCCCGCCGTCAAAGGGCTACGCGAGGCGCAGTTCGCCGACACCGAGGCCGGCGTCGTCACGCTGGAGTTCGCCGACTGGACCGACCGCGAGAACGCCGGTTTGTGGCGGCGCCTGCGCGAGTTCTTCATCAGCCAGTTCGGCCTGGAACAGGCCGATCAGGTCATCCCCTCCTGGTCTGTCGAAACGCTGGAGGACGAGGCGCGCGCCCCGGCTCCGGCGTCGGAGACGCCGCAACCCGTCTACTCAGAGGCCGCCATGCCTGATCCAACCCCGACACCGACCCCCGATCCGGCCGCCCTCGCCGAGATCGCTGCCCGTCAAGCCGAGCTGGACGCCCGCGAGGCCCGACTCGCCCAACAGGAAGTCGCCGCCCGTCGGCGCACCCTGACTGAGTTCGCCGAACGCCTCATCACCGAGGGCCGCGTGCTGCCCAAGGACAAGGCGGGGCTGGTCGAATTCATGGCCGCGCTGCCGGCGGATGCCACGCTGGAGTTCGGCGAGGGGGCCGACGCCTTCAAGGGTGCACCCAGCGCCTGGCTGGAGCGCTTCCTCGCCCAGCTCCCGGTGCAGGTCGACTACAGCGAGCGCACCCCGCCCGCCGGTCAGCCGCCGTCCGTGCGCTTCAACGCCCCGACCGAGGTCCAGGTCGACCCCGAGCGCCTGGCGCTGCACACCCGCGCCCTGGCCTATCAGGAGGCCCACCCCGGCACGTCCTATTCCGATGCGGTCCTGACCGTGAGCCACGGAGCCTGATCCCATGCAACGCTGTCCGCTCTTCTCCCGCACCCTGACCCCGGTCGGCGCCGTCAACCCGCACCGCTTCGTGCGGGCCGATGGCGCCCAGGCCGGCGCCAACGACATCCCGCTCGGCATCAGCCCGCCCGATGTCCAGGAGCGCTATGCCGCCACCCTGCTCGGCACCGAGATCCTCGAAGCCGGCGCGCCCTTCAGCATCGGTGAGCTGCTCGCCCCTGACAGTGCCGGACGCGGCGTGCGGGCGGCCACCGGCTATGCCATCGCCACCGAGGACGCCACGGCCGAAGGCGACCTGGTCGAGGTGATGCTGCTCCAGCCCGGCTCCGTGCGTCCGCGTTACTACAGCGCCAATGGCGCCATCGACCCCACGGGGGTGGCGCTCATCACCGGCGGCACCGGCCTGGCGGGCCTGACCCTGCGCGCCCCGCAGCCCGAGGAGCAGGTCACGATTCGGCTCAACACTCTCACCAGCGGCACCGTGGTGCTGACCCTGGCCGAGGGTGTGACCTTCGAGGATGGCGCCAACAACACCGCCACCTTCAACGCCGTGGGCGATGAGCTGGTGCTGCGCGCCCTCGACGATGCGACCTGGGAAGTGCTCGCCAACACCAGCGTCACCCTGAGCGAAGTCTAACCGGAGCGAAGACCCATGCCTTTGAATACCCAGAACGCCCGCCTCGTCGATCCGGTCCTGACCAATCATGTGCGCGGCTACACCAACCCCGACGTCCAGCGCATCGGCGAGGTGCTCTTTCCTCGCGCCCCGATCCCCAAGCGCGGCGCCAAGATCGTGCGCTTCGGCAAGGAAGCCTTCCGCCGCCATCCCACCGAGCGTGCGCCCGGCGACCGCATCCGGCGCGTGCGGGTCGGCTACACCTCCGACTCGGTCAACCTGTTCCAGCACGCGCTGGCGGGCGAAGTGCCGCGCGAACTGCTGCGCGAGGCCGAGGGCGTGCCGTCGGTCAACCTCCAGATGCGCGCCATGAATCTCCCCGCCGAGATCATCGCGCGCGAGAAAGAGATCAAGGCCGCCGCCATCGCCAGCGCCTGGACGAGCTATGGCAGCGACAACCGCACCAAGCTCGAGGGCGTCAGCCGCTGGAACGCCGGCTCGGCGGCCATCGGCGCCGATGCGGACGCGGCGCAGGACATCATTCGTTCCAAGACCGGACGTCGGGCCAACGTGCTGGCGGTCGGTCCCCAGGTGGCGCGCCGCCTGCGCCGATCCGAGATCCTGATCGCCAACTACTTCACCGGCAACACCCGCCCGGACCGCGTCACCGACGCGCAGATCGCCGAGTTCTTCGGCGTGGCGCGCTTCGTGGAGGGCACGGATACCGTGGTCGAGGGCAAGAGCGCCGACGGCGGCGACTTCACTGACATCTGGGGCAACGTGGCGATCCTGGCCTATGTGCCCACCGTCACCGGCGATGGCGACATCGAGGTGCCCAGCTTCGGCTACGAGTATTACCTCGACGGGCATCCCATGGTCGAGCCGGGGCGCTGGGATGCCGACACCAAAACCTGGGTCTATGACGTCATCGACGAGTATCAGCACGTCCTGACCGCGATGGACGCCGGGTTTCTCTTCACCAACGTCATGGATCTGGCGGCCTGAGCATGAGCCTACGCCAGCAATCGCACAGCCTGAGCGCCGGCGCCAGTCTGATCCTGGCGCCGGGGGGCTTCCCCTGGTCGTTGGGTGTGACGCCCGAGGCCGGCGCCACGGTGACGATCGAGGTCTCCGTGACGCCAGCCAAGCAGATCGGGGCGGACGGGGCCGGCGCCACCTGGTTTCAGCTCGGCGACCCTCTGGCCGAGGCCGGCCTGATCACCTTTCCCGGCCCCGTGACGGCTCTGCGTCTGAGTGCCGTCGACGCCGGCGCTGCCATTGAACTGGTGAGCTGACTCGAATCATGGGTATCACGGTCTATCCCTTCTGGGGCGGTGGGGCGAGCGGCGGCGACGGGAGCGGCATCGGCATCGGCGCGGTGGTCCGCTTTCTTGACGCCGGAACGAGCCAGCCGCACATCGAGCGCGATGGGGCGGTGTATGTGCGCTCGTCGGTCTATGTGCCAGTCGATCCAGCTCTGCACGACCTCGCCGAGATCGCTGCCGTGTGTCCACGGATCCGCGTCTACACCGAGTCGCAGGTCAGCGGGACTACAGCCTATCTGCGCGCGCTCGCCTGGAACGGATCAGTGATTGTGGTGGTGGGGGATAACGGCACTCTCCGCACCAGCCCCGATGGGATCATCTGGACGGCCCGGACGAGCGGTATCAGTTCCGCGCTATTGGGGGTGTTTTGGACTGGATCGCTGTTCGTCGCGGTAGCGTCGGGAGGGAAGATCATCACCAGTCCCGATGGAGTCACCTGGACCGTGCTGGAGTCCGGCGCACCCGCTCTCAATCTCAATACGGGCGCCTCAAGCGGGCCGCTGGCCATCATTATTGGGGATAGCGGCACCATTCTCACCAGCCCTGATGGGATCACCTGGACGGCCCGGACGAGCGGCGTTTTGGACAGCCTCTTTGGTATTTGTTGGACTGGATCGCTGTTTGTCGCAGTGGGTGCAAACGGCACCATTCTCACCAGCCCTGATGGGATCACCTGGACGGCCCGGACGAGCGGCGTGACGGATCATTTGTACCGCGCTCAATGGGATGGCGCGCGCCTCGTCGTGACGGGTAACAACGGCACCATCCTCACCAGTCCCGATGGAATCACCTGGACAGCCCAAACGAGCCAAACGGCCGACGATATCAGTGTGCTCATATGGGATGGATCTCAGTATGTAGCGATGGCAGGCGGCATATTCCTCACCAGCCCGGATGGAATCACCTGGACGGTGATCGCGTGCGTGACGACATACCTGACCGCCCTGGAGTGGGTTGGCGCGCATTTCGTGGGCGTCGGGTCATCAGGGAAGATTGTGACGTTCGAGTCGCTCAGCACTCCACTGACCCTGTATTTCAGCGGTCTGACGGGCAAAGTGTCTGATTACATGAGGGTGAAGTGATGATGGTGAATCAGCTGGGCGTGCCAGACCCCATGGGCGCCGTGTTCGCTCCGGGGATGCCCCCGTCCGCGCTGGAGCATCCAGTGTGGACCGGGCGCGAGTGGATCAGTGATGCCGCCCGTTACGCGCCGCCGGTCCCCGCCTCGATCACACGGCTTCAGGCTCGGCTGGCCTTGT